ACATAAGAACATTTGCGAAGAAATTAAAAAGACATTGAAGAAGGAGATGCTGTGAGTGATATAAATGATGTCCCAGAAGATGAAACATGGCTTGTCGATATGTATGCCGACGATCCAAATGCCGCAGAAAACTTAGCTAAAAAACAGGCGGCGATGGCACATGCAAGATCACACATAAAAAGACATAGCAAAGATACGATAGAATTGCACGATGATAAAGGCAACAAATTGATGGCATCATCTGAATTATATGTGCGTGAATTAGAAAAGAAATTGGCACGGCAGCAAGAAATTATAAAAATTCAATCTAGCCAAATTTCTTTTTTGAATAGCAAGTTCACTTCTATGCAAGCTGAAATCGCGCAACTTCAAGATTCAATGAGCTTTTTCAATGAACGATTCTAACTGTCCATCCCTTATGATATTTTTGTTCATTTCTTATAATCTTTCCTATGCAGTCTAGCGATAATTTATATTGTTCACACAAATTATGGCGCGTTAGATATTCTTCTCTGCCATCTTTATTAATCCAATGATATATTGTGTTATCATAATTCGAATTGTTTTTTCCAGAACAATATCTATATTTTAATAATTCGAGGGTTATTGCCCAACCTTTGTGCCGTTTAATATCACCGGACAAAAGTCTTCTTGATGCCATATATCCTAATTTATATCTATTCTCAAGTTCATAACTAGTACATTCTACTATAGTTCCATCTATATGATACCAAATATATAATGTTTTATCACAATTTGGATTATTTTCTCCGGTATTTGTATCTGAGATATTTTTCTTCTTTAGCTGTGCTTTTTCTTTGCCAAATTGTGCCTCCCATGATCTATTTTTCTCACAATTATCGCCATGCCATCTATTAAAATTTCCTGTTCCAACAACTTTTCTACAGTGTGGGCATAATTTTTTACTATTTTCTATTTCTATCTTTCTATTAATCGACATGGCATCAAGAGCTTCTTCTGTGTGCTTCCAGCCGGTATTAACTATAGAAAATTTTCTCTTAATCCATCCATAAAGTTTGTTATTTCTTTTTTGCGTCGTAGAATTTGAGCACATTTTATGTGCGCCATAAACTAATCCCTTATAATTTGCGTGATTTTTATATCGGCTCATTTTTACAAGCAATTGGTGCGCGAGATAATGTTCTTCTGGAGTTAATATCGCACAATTTTCTGGGTGTTTCTTCAAATCTTTAAATTCTGGGAATAAGCATTCGGGTAAAATATGATGCTTCTCTTTATATCCCTGGAATGGACACCAAAGTTGCCTCGCAAATGCTCTTGTAATAAGATGATCGTATATGTTATCGTAGTTCATGAATTCTCCATATAAATATTGCGTGGGACAGCCTGGCCCTCCATAGCTGGGTTTTTTGTTAGTGATATAACAAAATTACCACTAGTATTTATTGATTAAATGTGATAGTATTTTAAAAATGATAAAAACTCCAATAACCATAGGGGATATAGATTTAGACCTAGCGGATAGAAATTCTATTCTTAGATTAATCTCACATATTCCAGCAAAATTATCATCCGGTGATAAACATAAGACCGGTGTATATGTACAGGATATTGCGATTGATCCATTAACTGGTCTAGCAGAAGTATTTTATGATGAAAGTGAATTTACAAAAATCGATTTTCTAAATCTCAGCACACTAAATTATTTTTCTAGCAACGAAGAAATCGAAGAATTAATTTCTAAAGAACCAAACTGGGATTTGTTAAAGATTAAAGAAATAGTAGCTGCACTACCACAAATTCACGATCATTATGATTTAGTTCAAGAAATGAATCCGAGAAGTGTAGAGGATTTAGTCGATGTATTGAATAAAATTCGAGAACATTCGGCGTATAGATTTAAGAGATCCCACGCAGTAGCCTATTCACTTAATATCGTTGCTCTATTAAATTATTTTGAAAAGACGGATACACTGCCGAATTAATTAAGCTTTTCTAATTTAAATTTTCCAGAACTACATTGATACAGGAAAGCCTGTTTTGAATTTAAACCAAAATATTCGGCACATGCATTTAGGCCCGTTAAAATAATGATAGTCCCATCTGACGTTGTTATTTGATATGTTTTTATTTTCTTGGCTGATATTAGTTGTTTTGATGTGGATTTGTGTTCTCTGCCGAACATGGCATTTCCTGCTCCACTTCTATTTTTTGACCATTGTTGTTTAGTTTCTAGAGTATGTTCTTTGCCGAACTAGGGTTAGTGGTAGTTGGTGTTTAGCGACACGCGAACTACATTATTATTTATTTGGATCTCGGATCAATTCGATCCTTTTCTTCTTGATCCTTTTTTTAACCAAATTAGACATACTCACAACAGGTCCATGTAATACTACAAACTCTTTTGCGTTGAAATGTTTTAGATATGGATTGAAAATATCGAAGTCCGGCTTCAAGAACAAATTAATAGAAACCGTTCGATTACTACCCCACCAATATTCATCGCCGAGAACTAGAAATAACGCTCGCAATTTATCATCGGTAAGATTATTCAAACAGTACATCGACACGATTGATTTAGACGAATTTTGCACGATTCCGATATATTCCGTACCAGCATACATACCCACCGTGAGGAAGGGATATTTGGTCGTGATATCGGTATATTCGTTATCTGATGTCATTGTAAAGCTATTTAGATCGTAAAAATCCATTAAAAATAAATAGATATATGGATTTCATCATGATTTGATTTTCGATAAATAATTAGGGTAAAAAATGAGCAAGGTAATAACAGCGTGGGCATATAACCAAATTATCGCCGGAGTCTACCCGGATATTACCAATACCACCAGCAACAAACGGAATTACACAATGTTCGACAATAAAATTAAACTGTACAAAAATTCTACCCAGGTAGTTCTGCTTGAGGTTCGTAGTATTACCCGAAAACTTCTTGCTGTGACGGGTCAAGATTTTTATATCAATGTGATTAACCGTTTAACTGGTGAACTTAGCGCACGAAAAATAGCCGAATCAGTTGACGCGGCAAATGGTCGTTTATCATTCACGTTCGTTCCATTTGATTTGGTCAATTTACATCCGGGAAATTATAGCTTTTCGATTAGCACAATTGATACCAATCAAGTCGAAACATTTTTATATCTAGATCACAACGGTGGGGCAAACGGCGACTGTGAAGTTCTCGATAAAGCCTTGCCCGAATTTGCGCCAAGTATCCTAGTCGATGATTTCAATGACACAGTTATTAATAATCAGCATTATCAAGTGTCTTCATATCATCCGGGCGATGGACAGATGAACTATTCGGACGGACAAATGACCTGTGCTATATATTGTGATAACTTTACGGGCACATTCTATATCGACGGTAGCCTTGCAGATATTCCATCATCAACTGACTGGTTTCCTGTCCTCATATCCGAACAATATGGAAACTGGCCCTTTTACCAGTTTTGTGGTATCGAGTCATTTCAAATGACCGGTGCATTAATGTGGGTAAGATTTAGGTATAAAGCGGATCCTCTAAACGAAGGAACAGTGGATAAGGTTTTATATCGCGGCACGTTAAATTTGCGGCGTCAGGGAAATTTAGATAAGCCTTCTCCATAATTTAAATTTGTAAAAACTACACAAAATACTGTAATATTCGTCTATGGATATTATTTCCCAATTCATAAATCGTATGCCGGCGAAACGTAAACACACGCCTGCTGGTTGGACAACAGTGAACGCCGTTTGCTGTCATCATGCCGGACACAAACCGGATAAACGCATGAGAGGCGGTTATAAAGTTTCTAGTGACTCTATTTCCTACTCGTGTTTCAACTGCAGTTTTAAGGCCAGTTGGGGAGCGGGCAGAGTATTATCGAAAGATGCTAAAAAACTTCTTTCATATCTTGGTGCAACTCCCGATGAAATTAAAAAAATAAATTTTCATTGTTTGAAATTAAAAAATAGCGGCGCGATAAGTAATAATATTATACCGTCTGAAAATAAAAAAATAATTTTACCAGACGGTTCTAAATTATTTTCAGAATGGGTTAACGATCCGCCAGAAGATTTTCTAAAAGTTCTTAGCTATATACAAGAAAGAAATCCCAATTTGATAAAATGGCATGAATACTATTGGTCGCCAAAGATGAGTAATCGTGTTATCGTGCCGTTCTTGTCCGATAACGGTTGGTTGAATGGATATTCAGCGAGGGCGATTGATAATACACAACCTAAGTATTTGGCACAAGTTATAAACAATTCTTATTTGTTTGGTCAAGATAAATTATATCTTCCGAATAGAAAATTTGTTATTATATGCGAAGGTTTATTTGATGCGATCAGTATTTCTGGCGTGGCTGTTATGAAGCAATATCTCACAGACGGTCAAATTTCCACGTTGAAAACTGTCTCGGATGATAAACAAATTATTATTGTTCCAGACAGAGATGCGAGTGGGAAAACCTTGGTTGAACAAGCTATGAAATTAGGATATTCTGTTTCATTTCCTAATTGGGACGATGGAATAAAGGATGTTGCAGATGCCGTTACAAAATATGGTCGTCTACCAGCACTCCAACAAATTTTAGCGTCTACGCTAGATTCGGAATTAAAGATTAAATTGAAGATGAAAGGTTGGTTCAATGGCTAAATCTTTCATAGAGCTTTTTATTAAAAAAGCAAATGTAGTACATAATGATTTTTATGATTATACGTTAGTAAATTATGTAAATAGTTTAACCAAAGTTTGCATCAAATGTCCATTGCACAATGAATTTATGCAATCTCCAGGAAATCACATTCAAGGACAGGGATGTCCAACCTGCGGTCATAATAATGCTGGATTTATTCGAAGAAAAACCACAGAACAATTCATAAAAGAAGCCAATAAAGTTCATAATAATTTTTATGATTACAGTTTAGTGGAGTACATTAGTCGAAGTGAAAATGTTCGTATAATCTGTCCAGTTCATAACGAAGAATTCCTGCAATCCGTAGGAAATCATCTACAAGGTAAAGGTTGCATTAAGTGCGGCTGGGATAACAGTTCAAAGTTACAGCAAAAAACAACGGATTGGTTTATAAAGAAAGCTCAAAAAAAGCACGGATTAAAATATGATTATAGTTTAGTCGTCTATAAAAACATAAAGTCCAAGGTTTATATTAAATGTCTTAACCACGGACCATGGTTACAATCGGCGGCCAAACATTTGTGTGGACAGGGTTGTAAAAAATGCGCGAGTTTAAAGACAACATCGGAATTTATTAAAGATGCAAAAGAAGTACATGGCGATTTTTATAACTATAGTTTAGTAGTTTACAAATCTAGTCGAGAAAAAGTTATCATAAAATGTCCTAAACACGACCAATTTTTGCAAGTCCCTGCCAAACATATTTTTGGCAGGGGTTGTCCGTATTGCGCAAATAATTCAATTTCTAAAAAGGAAACAAACTGGCTCAATGAAATTGGTATTCCTAAAAAATTTCGACAATATAAAATTAATTTCGATGATTATACATATATTATAGTAGATGGATGTAAACCCAGAAAGAAAATAGTATTTGAATTTCTTGGTGGATACTGGCACGGTGATCTTAGAAAATATGATAAAAATGATATAAACGGTCGCAATTATAAAAGCTTCGGCCAATTACATAAAGAAACTTTTGCTAGAATTAGAAAACTAAGAAAACACGGTTATACAGTGATATTCATGTGGGAAGCAGAGCTAGATAAAAAACATAAACTATTAAAAAAGAAGAAGAAATTACTTAAAAAACAGAATCGTCGAAATAAAAAGATTAATAAAAAACGCAACAATAAATCAAAGGGCAAAAATAATGAATAATTACAGCAAAACAAAAAAAGAAAAAATAAACTACAGTGTTGATTTTCAGCGAGTATTAGTTTCATATATGTTGAGTGATAGTGAAGCATATATTCAGTGTCAAAATATTGTTCAGACGCAATATTTTGACGGTTCGCTGCAATCTGTGGTGAAGCTTATATTAGATCATTCTACAACCTATAAAGGTTTGCCACCTGTAGAACTTATTAAAGCTCAAACAGGAATTGATATATCACTCGTTGAAGTTTCTGATTCGTCTAAGCAATGGTTTCTTGATCAAATAGAATTATTTTGCCGACATAAGGCTATTGAGATTGCTATTTTAGCCAGTGCTGATATGTTGGAGAGCGGTTATTATGGTGATGTCGAAGGCATCATCAAAGATGCAGTGTTAGTATCTCTTAATCGAGAATTGGGTACGAATTACTTCGAAGATCCTAGAAAACGTCTGGAAAAACTGTTAGAACAAAATGGAAATATTTCTTCCGGATGGAAATGCGTCGATCAAATAATTTATCGTATGGGTTTGGGTGAATTGATCCTGTTTTCAGCAGTTACGGGGGGCGGCAAATCAGTGGCATTACAAAATCTAACTTGTAATCTCGCAATGCAAAATTACAATGTTGTTTATTTTACACTAGAGCTTAGTGAGGAATTAACTTCAAAAAGATTAGACTCGATGATAACTGATATTCCGAATGCGAGTATCTTTAGACAAATTGATAAAGTTGAACTTATTATCAAACAAAAAGAAAAACATCTCGGTGCAATTCAAGTAAAATATATTAAACCATCAACCACAACAAATGATTTACGTGCATATTTGAAAGAATATCAAATTCAGCATAATAAAAAGCCCGATGCAATCGTTGTAGATTATATGGACTTGATGGGAGCCAATAGCAAAAGAATCGATCCAACAAATCTATTTGCCAAAGATAAATTAGTTGCTGAAGAACTTCGTGGACTTGCAATGGAATTGGGATTGCTGGCAATCTCAGCAGTACAAGTTAATAGATCCGGATATGGAGAGTTAGATCCAACAGCAGCAAATATAAGTGGTGGAATTTCTAAAATTTTTGCATGTGACCTTTTGATCAATATTTCAAACACGCCAGCATCTAGAGAACGTGGAGAAATTGGTTTTCACTTTATTAAGACGCGAAATAGTGCCGGCACTGGGAAACATATAGCATTAGGATTCGATTCCAATACATTGCGAATTACTGATCCGGCCGATTTCTCCATGGCCACTACTAAAGCTGACGCACAACATCTTATTGAAACTTCGCAATCAAATGATATTCCAATTTTTGATAACACTTCATATGGCAGTCATACAGTTTATAATGTTGATGAAAGTAGTGTCACGGAACACGTTACTTCGACATCGTCCACTCCAACAAATAGTAGAGATATGACGCCCGCATTAGAACGATTGATGAATAAAACGAAAAATAGAAAAGACTAAAAGATTTTCTTAGCAAATTTTTTATTCATTTTCTTGAACTCGGCTAATCTGGCTGTTTCGACGTGAATTCTTCCCTTGACTTTTAAATCATCGGGTAACAGCATTATCGGTGTATTATTCAGATATAAACTTTTGTGAACCATTAAGTTGCGAGGCAATGACGTAAATGATGTATTGTGATAGTATAAATCGCCGCCAACTGTCATGTTATCGGGCAACGATATAAGAGACGTTTTGCCGTTCACGCCTAGATGAGATTTAAGAATCAAATCGTCGGGTATTGCTACTAGTGACGCACAATCGCCTAAATTTAAAAATCCATTTACTGTTAGATTAGCAGGCAACGATATAATTGATGAATCGCTTAGACACAAAAACTCTTTTACTATCATATTAACGGGCAGTGATATATACGACTTAGAATGTTGTAGATTTATAGATTTTACTTCTATAACTTCATTCATAGATTTTCGTTCTGCATCCGCAGCGGCAAATAAGATGTGATAGTTATCTTCGGTTATTTCTTCGGTTATTTTAATCATATTATATTATATCATACTGTGTTAAACTGTCAATTGTTGAAATAAAGACTAAAATCTATCGTTTTTTGTGTTTTCAGCACTCTGATGCATAAAACTGCATTATCTACACTATATCGTATATATCTCATTGATTTTAAAGCTAATTTTTAATCATTTTCACTGTATTTTAGTGATTGACAAAGATTATAGTTATGCTATGATGATTATCGTCGTCGTATTAATTTTAGGAGATTATCATGGATCCAGTTGAACTCAAAATTCGTGCTGCAAGAACTGCGCTCTTATTGCAGAAACCATTTTGGGGTGTTATCGCAACACGCTTAAAAATCATCGAAACTAACGAACCATGGAATAAAACGATGGCTACCGATGGTAAACATCTTTTTTTCAATCGTGATTTTACGATGGCATTAAGCGGCGAGAATATTCAATTTGTTATCTGTCATGAAATTCTTCATTGCGCTTTTGAACATTTCACGCGCTTGAATGGTCGCAATCACGATTATTGGAATATGGCAACTGACTATGCTATTAACTGGATGCTAAAGCGCGATGGCGTAGGCGAAGTTCCTGGTCCAATTCCAGAAATTAAACTTGGCGCTCCGGGTTCTGATAACGGTCTTCTGCTCGACGAAAAATATAAAGACATGACCGCCGAACAAATTTATGACAAGTTGCTACAAGAAAAAGCTAAAAAACGTAATTCACTTGATAGTCACATTTACGTTTCTGAAAATGGCAATGGTAACGGTGATGGTTCTGGCGATAAAGTTACTGTTCCGACGCTTTCTCCTGCAGAAGCCAAAGAAGTTCGTGATACAATGCGCGAGGCTTTGATCGAGGCTGTAAAGGGCCAGAATAGTCGCAATGCCGGTAGTATTCCCGGAGAAATTGCGCGAATGGTGCGTGAACTTTTGGAACCAAAACTTAACTGGCGCGATTTGCTTGCTAATACAATTCAAAGCCAAGTAAAATCTGATTTGTCATTTATTCGTCCGTCGCGTAAATCAGATTTTGACGAATATATTCTTCCTGGTAGAATTCCCGAGGAAACAATTAAAGTAGCCGTGTCAATCGACGTTAGTGGCTCTATCTCTGATAAGCAGGTCAAAGATTTCTTGTCTGAAATTAAAGGTATCATGTCGCAGTATCAATCGTTTCAAGTTACGCTTTGGTCGTTTGATACGCGCTGCGGTGCATATACTATATTCACACAGGATAATCAAGATGAGTTAGAAGAATGGGTTCCAGAAGGCGGAGGCGGCACACACATTGCGGCAAACTGGGACTTCATGAAAGAAAAAGAAGTTGACGCTGATGCATTAATTGTTTTTACTGATCTTGAATGTGGCTCGTTGAACTCGATAGATCCAGATTATATAGAAACAACCTGGATAATTTCAAATCCCTGGAACAAAGATGTAAAACCTCCATTTGGGGCGTATGCATACTACGAGTAATTGCATGAGAAATAGAACGTAACATGCACAATTATTCTTATAATGAATTATCTGCTAATCCAGATTTTAAATATTTTTATAAATCTACAGTACCATGGCCGCATTTATTTTATAATGTAAAGACTGACACTCTTATACTAATAAGAGACGATAAAAAAACTTTATATAATGATTATTCCGGCATCGAAGAAATGTGTTTTTATGCTGGCAATCGCATCATAGAAACATGCCCGAGGCAGTTTAAGTTGCATGTAAATCAAGTTTATGAGAATGAATTTTTAGAATGTTGTAAATTATATCTCGAAGAAACCATGGGCGTTGCGATTGAAGTTAGTGATAAGTATTTAATTTTTCAAAATCAAGAAGATGCAGATTTTTTCAAAATGAAATATGCGCAGTTATTTTGCAAGGCATATAAATGACCGACATAACAGATGTATCAGAAACAAATATCATCGACGTTGATTTTGAAAAGAAAAGAATTCAGCACGATATCGATGTGTTTAAAACTACCGGACAATTACCTGATACGTTAACTACTAGAAAATTCTTAGTCAAACATAATAATATATATGACTGTATTCTTAGTTGGTCACATTCTCTTGATATGTCGGGCGATCCTGTTTGGTCTGAATTGATCGACGCTTATATTGATTACGCAAGGGGCATTGAAATTGCGTCTGCTACTGATGTTTTCTTGCAGCTTGATAAAGAAGCAAAATTATTTTTAAAAGGTATGGGATGCAGAATATTTAAATTTATGACGCCGACAATTAAAGGTGATGCCGAATATAAAAGTCATATTTTCTCTTTGGGAAGAGATTTAGAATTTATCGTGCCAAAAATAAAATACGGGATTGTTCTGACTAGTACGGAAAAGTTTAAAGTATCTCTTTATATCACACATCAAAAAGAAATTTTAGATAATATTAATGAGGATTTAAAAAAGATTAACGATTTAATCTTTCGTTACAAGCCATATGGTTATGTAACTTGGTCTGAGCCTATGTATCAATGTTTAAAACTTCGCAGTCAATTAGATCATACGCTATTATCGTTTGTTTCTGCTGGCGCAGCTATAAATTCTGTGTTACCATATACTATACCATAGTTAAAATTCGTTAATAAAGATGTGGTTGACAGTTTAGCTAGTTGTGCTATACTGAAATTATAAATTATATGCGTCTACAGCTAAAAGGGTAGAGAGAATGCCAAAGTTTTTTGAATATCTAGATGAAAATAAAATCGACAAATTCTCCGGGATTTTAGTTCTTGGCGATATTCACGGTAATATCGAGGCTTTCACATCTGCTGTTAATCTAGCAACTGAACAAAATCTGTATGTACTTTCTTTGGGCGATATTGTAGACTACGGACTACATTCAAAAGAATGTATCAATCTTGCAAAATCTCTGTACGATGAACAAAGAATTTCTATTATACTGGGAAATCACGAGAGGAAATATCAAAAATTCATCATTCAAAATGCTGAGGGACACGTTAGAATAACGATCAAGCCACCTATTCAAGCTACGATTGATAGTTTTGATAATGATAAAACTACGATCAATAATTTCATGACGTTGTATAGTGATATGGTAAATATTATAAAATACAAAAATAATTATTTCACACACGGCGCATTGCATAAAGATATTTTGATTAAACAAGAATATAATCCCGTTGCATATCAGTATGCATTATTTGGCGAGATTGATCCCGATGCTCCGAAGAGGGAATCCGGCTATCCTAATCGCGTCTATACATGGGTGAAGAATATTCCTACTGATGTTCGAGTATATGTGGGGCATGATATTCGAGATTTTGAAAAGCCGTTTGAAGATGGTTCCGTGGTATTTTTAGATACTGGAAGTTCAAAAGAAGGACATCTTAGTGGCGCTATCTTAAATATTAATGGCGACTTAATCGAATATAGGAGTTTTAAATGAGTAGTGGTGATGTTCTCATCCTGAATTCCGATGGCAACCCTTTAAGTATTATTCCGTTGTCTGTTGTCAGTTGGCAGGAGGCTGTTAAGTTACTCTATCAAGACAAAGTTACTGTCGTAGAATTATATGAAGATTGGGTAGTTCACTCACAAATGCTTGCGATGGCTGTTCCGGCTATTATTATGTGTAAAAAATATCATGAGGCTGCTACACGTATTCGTTTCACTAAACAAAATTTATATTGGCGAGACTGCGGTAAGTGTCAATATTGTAATAAACATTTTCCACCAAAAGACCTAACTCTTGACCATGTCGTACCTAGGAGTTTTGGCGGTAAGAAGTCTTGGGAAAATCTGGTGATGGCGTGTCCCAAGTGCAATCATGGACGTGGCGATGACATTTCTATTCAACCTATTAAGAAACCGCGTAAACCAACATATTATCAACTTGTTGCTGAACGAAAGAAATTCCCGATTAATATTTCACATGAGTCGTGGAAACTTTTCTTGAATTGGCCAGAAGATTTGGTTCGTATCGGATCATCACATGAAGAAAAATATAGCATAGATCATATTAAATAATCTAACCTCATTTTTTCTTGACATTTATATACAATTTGATGTATCGTTAATCATTCTTTAATTAAAAGAATTTAATAACCTTTGCAAAGGAGAAAATAAATGACTGATACTACAACACAACCTACTACCCCTGAAACAACTGCTCCACAACCTGTACAATTGCAGGTAAATGATATTACTAACGGAACAATTCTTCTTAAGGTAGCTATTGATCGCGGAACATTTAAAACAGAAGAACTAAATGAAGTTATGGCTGTATACAATCGTCTATTCGCGTTTGTAAGCTATGTTCAGGCTGAAGCACAGAAGGAAAGTCAAGCTGCTGCTAATGCAGAAGCGCCTGCTGCCCAAGTAACAGAAACAAAGAAGCATAAGAAGTCAAAGAAGTAAGAACTGAAATAAAGATATGTGGGTGTTTACCCACATATCTTTTAATTTAACTAGGAGATAAAAATGAAATTAATTAAACATATTGGAAAGCTAAAGGACCGTGATACAAAGGTTCTCGTAGTTTTCATGCAACTTCCAGAAGATCCAAAAAGCTCATTGGTTGTTGAAACACATACACTGCCTGATTTGGTTCAAGATGAAATTATTCGCTTACTTGAAACTGATGAATGTCAGAAGGAACATGATCTAGGAACTTTCCTAAATCGTAAGACACTTTCACAAGGTAATGCAGGATCAATTTTGAATTGGTTGCATACTGCTGGTAAGCTTCGCAAGGTTGCTGTTACTGACGTTGTTATGGTACCACATCCTGGTCATCCTATTGCTCTCGCTGAATTGCTAGGCATGATGGATAGTACATCAACAGAAGTTAAGGCTCCGCTTGTTACTGCTAAGACCTTAGAAGAAAAAGTAGCGGTTGCACAGAATCTTCTAATCGAAGCTGAAATGCTCCGCGAAGAAGCAACGAAGAAAGAAAAGTTGGCACATGATATGATGCCAGATGCTTGCTTTGAAAAGCCTAAGAAGACAAAATCTAAGAAGGTTAAGAAGACCGAAGTTTAATTTTATTTTGTAACTTGAGATAAATATCTTTATGAGTAATGTATCTATAAAGAACCGTTACAAGATCAAAAAGCAATGGAAGTCTATTCTTGGTCAGTTGTCTGTTCCGTCTGAAATACCTTTTGATTTTACCAAAAATTTCAAGGTTCTTTTGACAAATGGCAACGAGAAGATCATCAAAAATAAAAAAGATTTTGATGTTTATGTTTCGAAATTGGTTGAATCCGGTGAAGAAATTGAAAATGTTATGGTAGAAATAAACTTCGAGAAATTAATTGTTAATGTCGAAAAAAAGTTTAGTGCTTTGCTAAAAGAATAATTTCATTTTTATCTAATTTAAAAAGGGTCCTTCGGGGCCCTTTTTTATTAATGTTTTATGCAGTATAATAAAGCAACGTTCTTCGGACGTGTTTCAGAACCACCGGTTGGATTGATTGTTATGGCGGTAACTGCGGTTGCTGTTGTTGGCGTTGAGGAAGTACCTTCGCCACCACCCGCAACTGTTGGATTACTTGGTCCTGGCGCAATCAAAAATGGCTGTCCGGTAGTAGATGCATGAGCATGTCCTGGATCAGTTATAGCATGTCCATGAGCGCCGAACACATCTGCTTGATATGATCCTAAAGTTCTGCCTGGATCTAATCCGCGACCGTTATCTAAACCACGCGCAAATACTCCGCGCATATCAGGTAGAGTAAAGTTTCCGCCTGCTCCACCATATGTATAGCCAATTGCCGCAAATAAAGCAGGATAACTAACAGTTGGTATAGATGATCCATCACATGAAAAATATCCAGATGGTGCAGAAGATCCTGCATATTGTATAACAGTTCCTGCTGGGACTGCTGAGTTTGCTACGAATGCCGTAGTAGCGAGTTTAGTTGAACTATCTGTTGATACTTGCGTTATCGCCGTCGCAGTATTCGTAAAATTTATCGGCGTATAAACTGTTATGGAAGAGTCTGCATTAAAACGCAATGCTTCTGTACTATTAGAAGATATCGACAAAATATTTGCCCCGGGACTAAACAATCCAGTTGCTGAACTTCCCGTAAAATATAATCCTGGCACAGATGATGTTCCTGAAATTAATGCTAATGAACCTGTCATCGGTGAAGTACCATTAACTGGCAAGAATCCAGATACTAATGCCGTAGGACCAGTTGGAACGATTGCCAAGTTATAATATGTTCCGTTGATTACTGCTTCGAGAACATTGTTGTCTGTGTTATATCGAATTAAACCATTATTTCCAGATGTTGCTGGTTTATTAGCAACATTGTTTCCATTTGCTACGACAAATCCACCGACATTTTTTTGTGTTAGGATTCCACTTGTTGCGGAAACTTGATCTAGTTGGTCGTTAAAATTTACTGACATTTATTCTCCTATATTCCTGCTGGATTTGTAGGTTGTATCGGAATTGTTCCTGAACCTGTTGAAATAATGTTTCGTAATGTATTACGATATGATACCCAATCACTAGGAACTGCTACACTATTTTCATAACAACGTAAAACTATAATATCAGATGCAGTCAATGCTAACTGCGCATTATAAATTAATACTGCTTTTATTTCTGCTGCAGATGGAGTTATATACATTGATATATCAGATTGATCTACTTTATAAAGAGTCCAATCTGATTGTACTGCATTTATAGATTTTAAATATGCTGCATAATCTGCACTTGAAATATCTAATAAATCTGCGAGTGTTGTAACTGCATATGATCCGTCTGATTTTTGCCAAATAATATTTTTCATTTTATACTCCGAACACAACTATAGAATTTTCTAATGCAACATCTACTGGTGATCCGTTTGTTGTTGTTACTACTCTGAAAGAAGTTGTAGAAGGATCTGTTCCGCCATTTGCCGCTGGATATACACATAAAGAATTTGTTGTTCCGGCTTTATCATCCGTACATGTTCCGACTATGGCATAAGTTGCTGCTCGCATCGGAGTATTAAATGCTATTGTGTAATCTCCGACAGAATTTCTTGTAACGCTCGAAATATTATATGAACTACGAATTGCTCCTGTAGATGGCGTGAAAGATACCCATGCTTTAGCTGATGTGCTTGCTTCTGCTCCACCCATTATTTCCCAACTTGATGTGCCATCAGAGTTAACAAACATAACTTCAGTAAATCCTGATACCTGATATGATGTTAATGTGCCTACAGCATCATAATAAATTGTGTCAGAACCTTGGCGTAAAATTGTATTGATATTACCTTGTATATGAAAATAGCATACTGAACCTGCTGGGCATGATGCTGCCAAAGGTAATGTGATTGTATTGCCGCCGCCTCCTAGTACAATCATTGCCCCGACTTGTGACGGCGGTATAGTTGCAGTGGTACTTGTGTATTGCACGCGACTATTAAAATTTCCTAATGCTCGCTGAACGAACGCACTTGTTGCTACATTTGTGCTATTATCAAATTGTGCTGGTGTTGGTACTGTTGCTGATACTGAAGCAGATAATGTTGTTGTGGTTGTTGCTGCTAAACTTGATAATCCTGAAACGTTAAATGTTCCGTTAACATCTAGTTTATGTGTCGGAATAATTCCTATACCAACATTTCCTGATGCATCGATGCGTAGTGCTTCTGTGCTACTTGTTGAAAGTGATAAAATATTTGCTGCTGGACTGAATATACCGATTGATGAACCACCAATATTCAATGCTGGTGTTGCTAGCGAACCTAAAGGTAAACTTAATACTCCGGATAATGTTCCACCGGATAAAGGTAAATAAGAACTAATTACATCGGTTGCTAAAAGCCAATTAACATATGTTCCATTCATAACAGCTTCTATACGATTTGTAGTTGTGTTATAACGAATGAGGCCGTTGTTGCCTGAGGGTAGCGGTTGTTGTCCACCGCCCGAAAGATAATTTGCTGACATTGCTGTTCGTGTCGTAGCATCTGTTCCAGATATTGTTACTAGTGCTAATGCGGGAGTCGAGGCAAGTATTGCTGTTTTTATTTGATTTCCAGTAGATGTGCCAGATGCAATTTTAACAGTGATAGCATTTCCGATTACAGATGCTTTTTCTAAACCAACTGTTGCGCCGGTTGTATATGTAATCGTAATACTATTTCCTGAATTTCCTGATGTGACTGCTGAGTATGTAATTCCGCCATCAATTAAAGTTGCTGATGTAGATGTGGGTGTGCTTGATCCATTTGGGACTACAAAACCGCCAGTATCGGCATCTTTTAAAATGCCAGACGTGGTATAAATTAAATCGAGTTGATCGTTGAAATTCACTGACATGTACAGTCTCTCCTAAATCTACAGAAATGAGGTTAAATCTGTTAGATTTGAATGTTATACAGTATTTAATCAATGTGATGATTGATGCATAATACGATATTTTTAGACTATCAAGTGTATAAGCTATGGATATGCTTCGATGATGATAACACCCGCAGCGCCGGCACTTCCAGCGTATCCATTTGCGCCTGCTGTTCCTGCTGTTCCTACCGCATAAGAATATGTTCCTGCAGGGGATGTGATAACTGCTTCGATATATCCTCCTGATCCTCCGCCGACTCCAACAACTGAGTTTGCAAATGCGCCAGGTCCGCCACCGCCACCACCACCAGAACCTGTATTGGCAATAGCAGCATTTGGTGCTGCTGCATTACCTGGGCCTCCTACGCCTCCGCCACCGAAAGGTGAATTGCCGCCTTTGCCGCCTACCATACGAATTTTAAGATAAGTTGTTCCTGCAGGAACTGTGTATGTTCCTGATCCTGAAACATATGTCTGAATAGTAGGCGCAGGTGATTTCCATGTGGCTGCTGTTGTACTCGTAGATGTCAGAACTTGTCCTGCTCCTGTTGGAGCACTTACTGTTGAAGATAATAAACTTGGTGTTACTGTGGTTGTTGACATTGTTATATCCTTTAAAAAATCTTTTTATTATATAAAATAAAATCCAGAGAAAATCAAATACTTGCCAGATAATGTGGCATTAGGGTTGCTCGTCAACGTACCGAGAACCAAATCACCGCTTTGCGAATCTAGATAAACCGCGCCAGCCTTGTTGAATGACCCCGAACCCGTAAACCCACTGCTGTTCATCCCAAACTCGCCGTAGTAGGTCGTCGCCGTGCCGTTGTTGTTATTCACCACGAAGTTCGATGAGGCCGTTGCCCCGCTGTTCGTGTTCTGGATGATGAATTGGTTATAGCCAGCCACGCTTGATGTCGCCTGAAGCAAAACGTTGGTGTCTGTAATTGATGGAGCGCCGATAAAAACCGGGCTTGTCAGGGTGACAGGAGCGGTCGATGTGCCGATAGTGATATATGGTGTACTGCCTGTGGTTGTCGCGCCGGTGTAATACGCCGCCTGCCCCGCCGTGCCGGTTGAGACGGTGCCGGAGCCTCCTCCACCTGAACTTCCAACAACAGCTTTCAACCCAGCATTGGCCGGTGAAGCAATTAAAAGAAAACCGAAAAGGAGAAGAAGTTTTTTCATTAGTTTGATGCCTCATAGGTTACGCTAAATGCCACGTAGCTTGTCGATGCTATACCCGTGAGAGATAGCGCGGTTTCATTCTGACCGCTGCCAACTGCCTCAACGATCATGTAAGTCGTGTTGGGAAGCACAAACGCCACAAGCTGCGTAGTGCTGGCCGGGAAGGTAAGCCCTGATACAGGGCCGAAATTAACGGGAACATAGGCATCCGTGTTATTGGCCGATGTAAACGGCAACCCAGTTATCTCAACCACTCCGCTACCGCCGCTGAAAGCGGAAACCGCAATATAACCTCTTGCAAATACAAGGCGGCCAATCTTCGTGTAAGTTCCAACATGCGCAACGTAAGTTACGGTTGGAGCGCCAGTGCTTCCGCCCCATGCTGGCGTCCATGTACCTTCATCATAATGTGATAGTGTTGTATTAGTAGTGGTTGCTGAATTTAGTGGTGTATCAGTAGCTAGAACGATACCACTTGGTATAGTAACCTTGCCGCCAAATTGTGACGGTGTTGTTCCTGCTGTAAAAACTGCATAATTAACACTAGTTCCACTTGTTAAACTGTTTACGTACAAACCATATTGTGATGTGAGTCCTGATACTTGATTTAGATCCAATACTTGTAAACCATATCTATTGGTTACTGTGCCTGTGCCGACAAACTGTTGATCTGCTTTAAAGTTTGCAAGATTTGTTATAGTTGCGCCAGTTCCTGCTCCTGCTCTGCTGTTGACTACATCTAATGTATCAATCGTTCCACCGGTAACTGATGTTTCAAACCAACCTGCACTATTTTGGTAATGATCTGTAATGCCTAGTGTTCCAGAACCAGTTTTAATAAGTTTTGCATAAATTGGAAAACGCTGTGCTGTTAGCGGTGCTGTGGTTCCAGTATCTGTTAACGTTGCTGCAATCGTTGCTTCGGCATCAGTTGGTGATGTTGATACTGTTTTAGCTATTGTTAATTGATTTGTTGCTACTGGCGAAGTTCCGATACCAATAAGTCCAGCCGAATTAATAGTCAATGCAGTTGCTTGGCTACCAGTTTTGAATATGATACTATCACTTGTTCCTACGCCAGAAGTACTTTCGAGTGTCAACGTTGATGATGCAGTAGTTCCACCAATTAATAGTGGCGTCGTTGCTGACGTTGAGAACGTCGGTGAAGTTAAATTCACTAAATTTTGTGATACTATTGTCGTTGACATTTGTTATATCCTCTAATTTTAATTCTAATAATTATCTTATACGGCGTGCTGAAATTACTCCGGCAGCAGTGCAAGTTCCTGACGCAAATGCTGCTTGACCTACAAGATATACTGTTGTCGTCGTAGATAAACTATAACGCTGTGTCGGAGCAACAACTGATGATGCTGCCGCAGATGTAAATGTTGTTTGTATTTGGGAATAATAAAGTGCCGCCGGGAATGTATTTGTCGTAGTGTTAGTTCCTGCATATATAGCCGTCATAACTGCTGTTGGAGTTAGATAAACATTTCCGAATACATCCCAATCTCCTGCCGTTAGTGATATTGAAGTGACAGTTTTTCCAACGCCAGTCGAAAGAGAAACTCCAGTTGCATTAGCCGTAATAAATTCGCCAACATTTCCGGCAGTAGCATTACTATTTGTAGTTACCCCTACAATACCTCCAGAAGGTGTTAATGTTCCTGCTATTGTTACATTTTGTGACGTATCGATAGTTAAAGCTGCTGTACCATTTGTAGAAATACCAAGTGTATTTGCCGATGATGAATAGAACCCAGTGTTTGAACTTCCTGCTACTGAAAAGCTTGGCGATGAAGCTGATCCGCCGGCAAATGATGATATTCCAGCGGTCGATACCCATGTTGCTTCAACATTCAGAACAAGTGCTGGAATAGCTGAAGTAAATGTAACTGTGGTTCCTGCTAATGACCATGTATTGTGAAACTGATATACGCCGTCAAAATAAATGTCGAGCGAAGCTGATGAAGCAGGCGTCGAACTTAGTGTAATTGTCGTTGATGTTCCTGCTGTAAATCCTGCGCCAGCGGCAAAGTCTTGAACTGTTACAGATCCTGTTGAATTATTTGACCAAGTCATTGCTGAACTGCCGCCCTGTGACGTTAGAACTTGTCCTGCTGTTCCTGCGGTTGTTGGCAAATTAAAGTTATATGTTCCGGCTGCTGCTTGAGTTTGAATTGTTACTGCGCCTGATGTTGAACCGTTCATAATAATAACGGCATTTGCGCCAGAATTTGCGCCTACGAGTACATTTCCGCCGAGTAGCTGAATATTTCCGTTGTATGCTGCGCCATTATCTGCTTGTCCGGCTGTTATAACAACATTTCCTGCAAATCCTGCGCCACCTGTTCCTAATTCATGTCCACCAGTAATATTGACTGCGCCGCCAGCTCCATTTGCGCCGCCCTGCCCAGCAATAAGATTTATTGCGCCACCAATACCAGATGCGCCGCTTGCCGTTCCTGCTGTTAGATTTACTGGACCACCGGTCAAGTTTGATCCCGCTGATTTAGCAGTAATTGCTATACCTAGACCAACGCCAGATGTGTCGCTTCCGGTATTCGTAATAACAGGAGTTACGCCAGTTGCGCTGCCTGTTAGTGTAATATTATTTGCAGAACCGTTGATTGCAACTGTTCCTGTAAATGTAGGACCTGCGCTCATTGCAAATGTAGTGCCAGTTCCTGTTTGTGCTGCGATACTTGTTGCTGCTCCAACTGACGTAATCGGACCAGTTAAATTAGTCGCAGGTACTGACGCCCATGTTGGGTTTGCTGATGATCCTAGTGTTTCTAAAAATTGTCCAGAAGTTCCAGGGAATAAAGCTGTCCACTGAGAAGCATTACGATATAGTATAGTTCCTTGTGTGTTCGTAATACTATTGTCGATTAATGTTGTTAGTGCTTCTCCTGAAACAACAGTTCCATTAGCAGCATAATATGCGACTTGTGATGTTAATCCAGAATTAACTGTTCCTGAT